CAGTACAATTTTCAAGATGAATTTAGCAGCCTGCACTACATCTGTAGGCAGATCGAGAATTGATGATGCTTCAAATGGTGTTACAGAATGGGCACTCAAGAAAGGATATCCATTGCCTGATGTTATTTACGGAGATACAGATTCGGTATTTGTGAAATTTAGTCGTATCAAAGATGGTAAAACTCTTGTGGGTAAAGATGCCTTAAAACATTGTATTCGATGTGGACAAGAAGCAGGTGAATATATTACAAAAGGTATTCTCAAAGTTGAGAATGAGGACGGAACACAAGATGAAGAACAACATGAACCCTTACTATGTCACCCTCAGGACTTAGAATATGAGAAGACATTCTGGCCATTTATCCTTATCTCTAAGAAAAGATATACAGGCGATAAATATGAATTTGATTCAGATGATTGTAAACGCACCTCGATGGGTATTGTTCTTAAGAGGCGAGATAATGCTCAAATAGTCAAACATGTCTTCGGAAATGTAATTGAGAAGATCATGATTGACAAAGATTTTAATCTGACTTTAGATTGGCTCAAAGAAACTCTCCTGATGATTCGGAATGGGGAATTTCCGATGAGATACTTCGTGATTACAAAAGCATTGAGAGGTTACTATAAAAATCCTAAGGGAATTGCTCATAAAGTATTAGCTGATAGGATGGCGGAAAGAGATCCTGGTAATAAACCGAAAGCAAATGATAGGATTCCTTATGCTTATATTGATAAAGGAAAGACTAAACAAATTATCGGTTACAAGAAGATTAAAGAAAGGAGACCAAATGGATTTTTCAAAAATGGTAAACCTAAATTTAAGAACTTTATGATTGATGATTTAGAACAGCCTAAATATAAGAAGATAAATATCCTACAGGGTGATAAGATTGAACACGTGGATTTTATCAGGGATAAGCAACTTGCTCTTGATTATGAGTTTTATATTACAAATCAGATTATGAATCCAGTGAAACAAGTCTTAGACTTAGAGATGGATCCAAAAGAAACAGAACAATTATTTTCTAAATCATAATAAATAATGATCGGTGGAGCATCGAAGATACAGAAGATGTTTAAAACTGGGAATACAGATACAATGATTAGTTTATTTATGATGACTATCTTAATTCTTTTACTAAGAACGTATATTGTTCAGATTACGTATAATATGATGTGGCCGAAGATAGTTACTAATACGGGCGGTGATAATTCACAGTTCACCCCTCTGACATACTATGAGTCTCTAATGATCGTTATACTTTTTTCTTTTTTATTCGGTAAATAATCAGGTAAATATCAGTAAAATTACAAATTAATATTCGGGTTTTTTTTTCTAAATCACTATATAAATAATATGGGAGGTGGATTAATGCAACTTGTAGCTTATGGTGCTCAGGATATTTACTTAACCGGCAACCCACAGATTACCTTCTTCAAGGTTGTCTACAGACGGCATACGAACTTCTCGATGGAGGCGATTGAGCAGACGATTAATGGTTCTTCTCAACTCGGATCATCTGCTAGCAGCGGTACCGTTACTATTTCGAGAAATGGAGATTTAGTTCACAAGATTTATATTACCTCGAGTACGCCAGGTATCCTAAACGGTGATGCTCTTATTTCAGATGTTGAACTTGAAATTGGGGGGCAAAAGATCGATAAACATTACATAGAATGGAATCAGATTTGGAATGAACTTTCTACGCCATCATCAAAAGCAAATGGACTCAAAGCTATGAAGTGCTGTGTTACTGATACGCATCTAGCATCAGGAGATACAGATTCTCTGGATGGTGTGGGTATGGTTCAACTACCACTTAACTTCTGGTTCTGCCGCAATCCGGGTCTCGCGTTGCCTTTAATTGCCCTTCAGTACCATGAGGTAAAACTTAAAATTAACTGGGGTACATCGGGATTAGCTGGCACTTCTTCGTCCCCGGCTTCAGCAACATGTAAAGTGTTTTGTGATTATATATATCTTGATACTGATGAAAGACGCCGTTTTGCCCAGGTTTCACACGAATATCTCATTGAACAATTACAGAAACAACCTGCTTCTAACTCGAAATCCCAGGAACTCAACTTCAATCACCCCGTCAAGGAACTTATCTGGACCTCAGCCGTAGAGAACACTTATGGAACCGCAAAATTAATACTCAATGGTCACGATCGTTTCTCAGCACAAGAAGAAGAGTATTTTCAACTCAGACAACCTTATGATTATCATACAACTGTGCCAGTTAATAATTTACCAGCACATCATATCCCAGGACATAACGGCAGCAATCCCAACGGCAATAAGTTGATCACCAAGGGTGCGGGCCTGCTAAACTCCACCACCGCGGGGCTCTCCGCCGCTTGCACGACAAGCTCGATTACATTGGTAACTGTCGCTGGCAGCAACGCGCCCCTGACTGAATTGCCCGCTGCGGGCGCCACGCTTGGCGCATCCGGAGTAGGAATAGGATCGTGTGTCATCGTTGGTGCGCTGGATAGTGTATCTGGTATTGAACCAAATTCAATACGCGTCGGTGACCGGCATGAAATAAAGAGGTTCGGCACCGGCAACCCGTCAAGTACCGTCCACACGGTATCCTTCGTTGTCCTCAGTGACGTGACCGGTGCTGATGCAGTAGTTGAAATTAGTGGGACGTTGGGTCCACTCGATCATGTAAATTCGGGGGCAACGCCCGCCCTGCTCACGTCAGGTGGCGGCGTCACTAACATTACCAATAATGCGAATGGCGCAATTCTTATTTGTTACGATGGCGTTCTTCAATTCCCCGCGTCCACGAATCATGTACAGATTCATAATACGACTACACATGAAAGCACACCAGGTTCTGTTATACCCCACGAGGCCGGTACTTCCTTATTAACCAAGAAAATAAATGTTTACTCATTTGCTCTCAAACCCGAAGAGCACCAGCCCTCTGGAACCTGTAACTTCTCAAGAATAGATAATGCAAAACTTAATACGAATCTTGCTTTAGCAACAGGTGACAATGTCTACGCCGTCAACTACAACGTTCTCAGAATCATGTCTGGTATGGGCGGCTTAGCATACTCGAACTAAGTTACAATTAAATGAATTCATTAAACTACATCTTTTTCACAAATTAATCGACAAGTTAATTTCATCAAAATTTTTTTCTAAATGAGTATATAAAATAATATGGGAGGAGGATTAATGCAACTTGTAGCTTATGGCGCTCAGGATATTTACTTAACCGGTAACCCGCAGATTACCTTCTTCAAGGTTGTCTACAGACGGCACACTAACTTCTCGATGGAGACGATTGAGCAGACGATTAATGGCGTAGTCGGCACTGGCGGTAACTCCACCGTCACTGTTTCCCGTAATGGTGATTTAGTTTACAAGATTTATGTTACTGGTGCTTCGCCGACCCCGGCGACCACTAATGGTTCTGGCATCGTTTCGGAGGTTGAACTTGAAATTGGCGGTCAGAAAATCGACAAGCATTATGAGGAGTGGAACCAGATCTGGAATGAATTATCTACTGATGAATCTAAGGCTATCGGTCTCAAATCTATGATGGGTGATATTGGAACTTCGGGTGTTGCCGCCACTACCGGTGTTAAAATGACCCAGTATCCTCTTAACTTCTGGTTCTGTCGCAACCCGGGTCTCGCTTTACCGCTGATCGCTCTTCAGTATCACGAAGTCAAACTTAAGTTTAAGTGGGGCGATGCTGCTGCGAAAGGTGTTGATAGCAGTATCAAGGTAATGTGCGACTACATCTACCTCGATACCGATGAGAGAAGACGCTTCGCCCAGGTTTCTCACGAATATCTTATTGAGCAGATACAGCAGCAGTCCTTCAGTGGAGCATCGAACAAGCTGAACTTCAATCACCCCGTCAAGGAACTGATCTGGACCTCTCAGCCAAATTCTGGATACACGAATGCTCTGCTTAAGCTGAATGGACACGACCGCTTCTCTGCTCAGAACGCTGAGTATTTCCAGCTCCGTCAGCCTTACGATTACCACACTGCTGTTCCGGCACAGAATTTGCCGACATCCGTTGCCAATTTTAATGGTAGAGAAATGATTAGTAATGTTACAGCAGCAGGCGTAGGATTGCTGAATGACGTCGGCGAAGGTTTGCACGGAGGAACGGCAGTAACGAATTTAGAATGGAATGATGTCGTTTCCGCCACCGGAGGAGGCGTAGCACCAATCAACGGTCAGATTAATGCGGGTGACACCGCACCTACGGTTTTTATTGCTGTAAATGGAGTAGCGGCCGGTGGATTGACCACTGGCTCATTATCCATTGGTGATATGCATCACTTGGATTTCAGGGCGGCGAACGCTGCGCAGACATCCCACACCTCAATTGGTGTAGTAACAGCAATACATAAGAGGACTGGCGATGCAGCCACTGGTGCCGGAATTGGCCCCATTGCCGGGGGACAGACTGTAACCGACTCTGGGACATCTATTCCAGCAAATCAAATTATCATTGAATACGACCAAACGGTAACCTCTCCAATTACCTCTGGTGACAATGACCAGTTATTTATCCGCCGCATAGGCGAATCCGGTTCAGCAAGGACATCCAAGATGACCAATAAGATCAACGTCTACTCCTTCGGTCTCAAACCGGAAGAGCACCAGCCATCTGGAACCTGTAACTTCTCTCGTATTGATAACGCTAAGTTGGATTTCGGAGGCACGGGTACTGTACCAACCGCAGCAGAAACCATTTATGCCGTCAACTACAACGTCTTACGTATCATGTCTGGTATGGGTGGCTTAGCTTACTCGAACTAAGTGAGTTACTCTTTATCATAAGATCATTTTTCAAAAAATAATAAACAAAATATTATTTGTGATTCATTAAAATAAACTTAGCGTAAAAATTAATTAAGTTAATTTCGCCAAAATTTTTTTCTAAAGGAGGTTATAAATAATAATATGGGAGGAGGATTAATGCAACTTGTAGCTTATGGCGCTCAGGATATTTACCTTACGGGTAACCCGCAGATTACTTTCTTCAAGGTTGTCTACAGAC